AGTATGTTGAGATCTACGAACTGTATGACCATATCAACGACGAGTTAATCTTTTATTCTCCCAACTACGACAGCAAGGATGGTGTGATTGAGAAGGCTCCACAGATTCCTTTCCGTAAGGCCGATGGTGAGCCCTGTGCTCCTATTGCTCCTATGTATCTCGCATATGATCCGCAGTATCCTCTCAAGGGTTTCTCTAGATTGGGTCTAATCTACGACCAGTTGTGGGAAGTTAATAACTTACGGACTGTCTGGGCTAACGGTCTGCGCCGTGATGCTCGTGTCTATGTAACCAGAAAGGGGACTTTAGATGAAGAAGCAAAAGCCATACTCGCAGAGAACCGTGACCAGTCTATTGTGGAGATGGACTTGCCTCCTGATTCTGATGCTCGTACTGCTATCGTTCCTTTGATTGCTAATACATTCTCTCCTGACTACAGCATCTACAAGGCCGAGGTTAGACAGGATCTGGACCGTGGTTCTATCCTTGCTCCCTTTACCAGAGGTCAGGCTACCAATGCATCTGCTACAGAGATTGCTGCTCTTACCCAATACTCTGCTTCAGAGATTGGCAAACTAGCAAGGTCCCGTGATCGGTCTCTTGAGATCATCTGTCAGATTTATGTAAGTATGTTCCAGCATCTGCTGATGACCAAGCCTGATGATCACTCTAAAGAAATGGTTTATATTGATGGCAACGTTAAGGTTCTGACCGAGGAAGACTTCAGAGGTAAGTTTAAATATGCTGCCGCTGACCAGTCCTCTACTCCTTTGTCTGCTGCTATCAAGAAGCAATCTATTACAGAGTTGCTTCCTGTTCTTGTTCAGTTGGGTGTTGAGCCTCGCAAGATCTTGGAAGAACTTATTAGACTTCACAACCTGCCCGAAGACTTTATGCCAGAGGAAGCACCCCCAATGCCTACAGCACCGGGTGGTGGTCAGGGAGCCCAGCAGGCTCCTCTTGCTCCTCCATCAGATAGTCCCGACGCAATACCCGTTGGAGGTGGAACGGAGGCAGCAGCCATCCGTGGAGCAGGTATGGACATTATAACACAGGGGCTTGGTGAGTAATGCCACTGTATGTATACGATATACTAGGACCGGATGGCCTTCCTTCGGGCGAGACCATAGAAGAAATCTTCAAGGCCTCCGAGGTTCCAGATCAGTTAAAGGGTGCGCTTACCGGTGCGATTGCGATAAGACGACGGGTCAATCTTATTGCTCGTACCCCCGACAAGTGGGGGGCCGGGGGAACTGGTAAGTGGGGAATCAACGGTTTCTTTGACCGGGGATTGGGGGTACGCTACAACTCTTACGAAGAGCGAGATGCAATTTGTAAAGCAAGAGGTGTAGTTCCGTTGGATGATATGCCCAAGTATTACTTGGAAGATCACAATGAAAAAGCAATGAAGTATGAGAAATACCTTGATGACCGAGCAGATGCTTACTGGGAGGGAGCCAAGGCATGTAAAGACATAAAAGATCAGGAGAGGTTCTGGGAGGAGTATTGTCCTGCTAAACCTGCACTTGATGGTGAGTACACTAAAACCATAGACGACTTTTAAAGGAGAACATTATTATGGCTATTGAAGATAGAATGGCATCTGCGCCCTTACCCCCGCAAGGGGAGGTGATGCCCGAGGACATTATGGAAGTTGAGCTAGCAGAGGCTCAGGCTTTAGACGAGACGGTTGCAGGTAATGCACCCACAGGTAGGTTTGGTAAGACACGCCTGTCTGCTCTTGCTCGTTCAGTTAATCAGTTTAATAAGTTGATTGGCGCACCAGAGATTGAGACTACGTTTGAGGACATCAAAGATGGACCTCTTCCAGAAGGTCTGTTCCGTGCCATCATGGCTATTGAGTCAGCGACCGGTGATTACACGATGGCTGAGGGTGATGAAGAAAACATTCATTCCTTTGGTGATCTGAATGCCGTGACCCGTGATAAGGACTTGGCTGCTATCTCTGCCAAGATTACTAAGTTAGTTAAAGATAAGGACTTCAAGAAGTTCCTTCAGACTGATGCTCCAGAAGAAGCACCGGTTGAGGAAGTTGTTGAGGAAGTTGCTGTTGAAGAAGAGGCCCCTACAGAGGAAGCCGCATTAGACCTAGCCGCATTAGGCTTTTAAGGAGAACATAAATGAGTGATGAAAACGTTGGGACTGCACAAGTCAATACCCCAGCCGTTGAATCAGCAACTACTGCTGAGCCTACGGTCGAGGTCCCGCAGACTACCCCAGCAGATACTATTGACTTAGACCAGTTGCTTGACACACATTTGTCTGGACCAGAGTTTGAACAGGCTAAGCACAAGGGCATCAAGTATGATGAAGTTATTAGACAACTTTCCCCTGAAGCAAAGAAGTTAGTTCAGAACCTGCGCGAGGACTATAGAAAGAAAACTACTAAGATCTCTACAGAGCGTAATGAATTGAAAGCACGCGAGCGTGCCTTGTTTGAGAATGAGCAAATGCTGACTGGTCTTAAAGAGAAGATGCAGTTGCCTGAAGCACTTGATATGTACAACCCAGAACATCTGCAAAAGTACATTGAGGCTAAGGCAGCAGAGCAACTTCGCAATATGCTACAGCCTGCTCAGGATGAACTTAAGGTTACTAAGCGTAAAGCAGAGATTGATAAGTTCCGTACTGAGAACCCTGACTTTGATACTCATAAAGAAAGTATTGCTGGTCTCATTAGAGAGAAAGGCTTGTCTGCCGAGGAGGCTTACTACCTTGTTAAGGGTAAGGCCAGTCGTGCTGAACAAGATAAACTTAATGATGAACTTCGTATGCACCGTAATAGTGCTCGTGAGTTTGGCTACAAGGTTACTACCGGTAATACACCGGGCGTGGCTAAGCCTAAGTTCAAGAGCGCCTACGAGGCTTACCTCCATATGAAGAGGCTTGGTAAAGCGTAATGCCTATCTATGAGTTTCGGTGTTTAAATGAATGCTGTGAGGGCGAGGTAGAGGTGATGCAGAGGTACGAAGACCCTCCACCTCCCTGTCCTTTCTGTAAGTCCGGTACCAAAAAGAAAGTCTCCCCCTCCAGTTTTGCGCTGAAGGGGGAGGGTTGGTATCGTGATGGTTATCAGAAGAGGTCAGAATGAATAACCAAGGAGGCTTAACATGAAGTTTGATGTATGTATTCAAAACCCACCTTATCAAATGCGGTACAATGCAGATAATCCTACTGCAAAAGATATTTATCCTGACTTTGTAAAATGGGGGGTAGATAACTCTGATGTAACTATCGCTCTTACTCCAAGTCGCTGGTTTGGAAAAAAGAATCTAGAGTCTTATCGCGACTGGCTTATTGCTTCAGATCAAGGTCTTCGTTACATTTGGCATACAGATAACGATGCTGTTTTTGGAAACGGAGTTTCGGTAAAGGGTGGAGTATCTTTTGTCGTTCTTGATAAAAACTACACTGGTCCAACCTATGTTAGTTTTTTGCATGACTATACTGATCTTGCTGTTAACGACGCAAGAATTCTTAATAGCCGTAGCATTATTGCAGAGTCTATTTTAGACAAAGTTTCTTTGTCTGAAAGTCTTAATACAATTTTTGCTGCTAAAAGCTATTTTAAAGTAAAGACTAACGATAAAAGATTTCTTGATACTAATCAAAAAGACACCGTAAAATGTTTTGTTTCCAGAAGAAAAGGCTTTGAAAAGTATATTCTTAAGAGTATTGTAGAAAACCGACCTAACTTTTTAAAGTGGAAGGTAGTTCATCGAGCCGCTGATGGTAAAGGCAATGACTATACTAGTTATAGTTTTATTGCAAAGCCAACTGAAGTAGTATCAGAAAGCTATGGGCATTATGCTTTTGACTCTGAAGTTGAGTGTCAAAACTATCAAACTTACTTTAATACTAACCTTTATCGTTTTCTTATGAAGTGTGGAAAAACAAAGCAAGATTTGCTTTCTGCTGCTTATCGCTACATTCCACTTGTTTCATTTGATGAAGCATGGGATGACGAAAAGCTTGCTCATAAGTTTAGTCTTACAGAAGAAGAAGTAGCTTATATCAACGAACAGGTTGGGTAATGCGTAACAAGGAGCGCTCCAATACGCATGGTGAAGTTTTTACCCCCTCGTGGTTAGTGAATCAAATGCTTGACAAAATAGACAAATCGTCTTTTAGTACGCCCGGAAAGACCTTTGTTGATCCGGCGTGTGGCAATGGCAACATCTTGGTTGAGGTCATAAAACGAAAGATGAAGAACGGATGCACCGCATACCAGGCTCTCATGACAACTTACGGAGTAGACATAATGCCGGACAATGTAGCGGATTGCAGGAAGCGCATGGTTGATACTGCCTTCGAGGTATCAGGTGAAGAGAAGAGCACCTGGAGGATCAGGCTTTATGAAAAAGCGGTTGCTCAGAACATTCGCCTTGGCGATGCTTTAAAGTTTGCTCCGGAAGATATCTTTTCTCTCAAACCATCAAAAGAGCTAAAAGCATTTAGAGAAAAGAATAAAGGAACACTGTCAGAATGAATAAGCATAATGTTGATACTTTGGGTCAGGTGTTTACTCCTGATTCATTTGTCTTGAAGATGTTAGATCTGAGACAGAACAAAGGTTCTATTTTAGAACCTTCGGTGGGTGCCGGCGCATTCTGGCAGCACATCAAAGATGAAGCAGACTCCACAGGCGTCGAGATTGATCCCACATGGTGCCCAGCCGATGTCGTAAATGAAGACTTCTTCGTCTTTGATGAGGATAAAAAGTATGATACCATCATTGGTAACCCACCATATGTTGGGTACAAAGATATCTTTGATAGTACAAAATCAATCTTATCTGAGTTGTATCCTTCACGAAGCAAGAAGACTAACCTGTACATCTTCTTTATTGAGAAGTGTTTGCAGTTGCTAGAGGATGGTGGAGAGATTATATTTATTACTCCCATTGATTTCTTAAAGCAAACCTCATCTAAGAAATTGAATACCCTTCTTTACGAGCAGGGCACCATAACTCATTTTTATGATTATAGTGATCAGAAAGTGTTTAAGGGCTTCTCGCCTACTGTGGCTATCTGGAGGTTTCAAAAAGATGATTACTCAAGGAGCACCATCACTGACAAAGGCAGCAAGACATTTACGTGTAAGGATGGATTGATTAGTTTTATTGAGTATGATAATGCCATATCACTAGGAGATTACTTTGATGTAAAGGTGGGAGGTGTTTCTGGTATGGATAAAATCTTCGCCCATCCAGACGGTAATGAGGAGTTTGTTTGTTCTTTTACGCGCACGACTGGTCACACCAAAACATATTACCATGACAAGGTAGATGACTACATCAGAGAAAACAAGAAGGACTTAATGAATCGTAAGATTAAGAAGTTCAATGAAGGTAACTGGTGGAGATGGGGCAGGGAGCAATACAGTTCAGACAAGCCAAGAATCTATGTTAACTGCAAGACAAGGAAAGATAATCCATTCTTCTTGCATGACTGTACAAACTATGATGGATCAGTCTTGGCAATAATCCCAAAAGAAAACTGGGATAAAGAACGCTTGGAAAATATAGTTGTTCAACTGAACAGTTTAGACTGGGGTTCAATGGGGTTCAAGCAAGGAAAGAGATATATCTTTTCACAGCGGGCTCTTAAGAACTGCTTGCTTCCAAGGAGCACTGTCAAAACTGTTCAGTTGAAGTCTAGTTAATCTTCTGTTCTATCCTTTGCTCCAGTTGATCTATTCGAACACGCATTAGTGCAAGGTCCGTTTGGATCTGCTGGAGTGCCGTTTCCTTTGCAGTCACAACCGGTGGCTCCGTCTGGAACTGTTGGTGTGGCAAAGAACACATTACTGTTCCCATCGCTAACAACACTGTTATCATAATTAACTCTAAGTTCATCTTCATACTTGTCTCCTAATGACCCGGCTAAGGGTGTTTTAATATTATCTTTCATATCATTCTCCTAGTGGTAAGTGTCTAACTCAATCATTCGATTGAGAGCCTCGTCTAAAAAATGTTGAGCATCTTTATAGGCGATGTAAGAATCTGCTAACTGGTCTGTATCTGTAGACTCATGCCATACTGCCTTATGGTAACAGGCCGACCAGTGCAGCCAGAAGCAGTTAGCGATGTGATCTTCAATCGGATACATTGGGAATCCATTTTCTATCAGGGCCTTTTATGTTCAAGCACTTCTCATTATCCAGATTGCTTTGGATAAGCATTGCTTCTTGATACCTTACGCTGTTAAGGTCGCCTGTACCTATAACATAAATGTCTAAGTCTTCAGCAGTCCAGCCTGATCCTGTTACATGCTGGGCAAGGCTACAGGAACGTTGGTTGCTAAAGTGCAATCGCATGCGATCATCAAGATGAATCATCGAGGACCCATAATAATACTTGTGGTCTGGGCAGGTAACCTTATATACATAGGGGTCAACTTGGCGGTTCTCCCTATACCATTGCTTAGACTTCGTGCTAGCACATGGTTTGCAGTAGCCCTGAAGGCCATCAGCACTACGGCAATGCTTGCTAAAGTTACTTACTTCTTTTAATGTGCCGCACTTTGGGCACCTCTTTGCTTGTACAGTTGTCATCTCTATTACTCCTATTGTTAAGTTTGTCTGTTGGATACGGTAGACGAGACCGGGTTTGGATACTTATGAACTTCTTTATTTCTCTATTGCTAAACGACATTTCCCCTCCATACGATTGACAATACATTCTATTAGTAGAGACGATGATGTCTCTATCAACTTTAATCGGTTGGTCTCCTATTCTAACTAAGCCCCTGTCTCATTCCGAGGCAGGGGTTTTTTTATAGGACTTAGTAGTCGCCATTGCAGTACGCCTTTAGTTCAGCCATGAACTTGTTACGGTGGCGATAGTAAGTCGCAACTCCACAGTTTTCTTTACCGGGATAGTTCAATACATTCTGTCGATTCTCGCTGAACTGAATCTTTACCCAGCCGTTAAGTTCTGCAAAGATCCATCTCTCTACTACATTACGAGTCTTGGCATACATGCACATCCTATCCATTTTTCTTTCCCAATCTGTTATCATCATTCTATCCTCTTGTTGTATAATTGATTGCTTAACTTCAGCCTTCGTTATCTCTTCATCCCAAAAGCCACTAATACTTTTCTTAACATTCTTGTCATAGTTAAATTGTTTCTTCATCCACTCTAGGTACCACCAGTTAAAGTGGTTAGTAATCCAAGTACGCAGGGTACTCTTCTCTGGATTCCAATCCATCAGAGCTTCTGCCTTATCAGCATAGAAGGCTGCGTTGACAGTCATTAAAACATTATCTGTAGATTCCCAAGCCTCTGCCTCAGCAATCCGTCTGTAGTTATAAAGAACTTGTGTTGGCTTGTACTTGCTGTAAGGACTCCAACAATATATTCTAGCAACCCCACCTTCTTTAAATATTAAATCTGTAATCTCTTCATTCATAGTAAGGTCTCCTGTTCCTTGCCGTCTATAGTATATAGTCTTCAGCAATCCCAATAGAACATTTATTATCTACCATTATACATATATTACCATATAGATATTAAAATGTCAAGAACAAAAACAAATAAAAAGAAAATCAAAATAAAGTGATAATGATTCAGGATAAATCCTATAAGATATATGTAGAGAGGATTTACTACACCCAAAGTGTGAGCAAGTTAGTCAACTGGAGTTTGAATGCCTTCATTAAGAACACGACAGTTTATTAGATATACACCTGAACAAATAGAAGAGTTCTGTAAAGAACTACCTTACAGTGACTTCAGAAGAGAATGGGTATACTTACCAACCTCAATGAAATATAATGTTGAAGTTGGATTGTTAATGATCTGTAAGTCAGGTGGTTCTCTGTGGGATACATTCAAAGAATCCTACCGTAAGCATACAGACTCAGGACACTACCTAACTTACATTGAGTACCAACCACTTAAGGATAAAGAGAAATGAAACTTAAAGAAAAAGCTAAGGAGATTGACAGATGATTTTACGACATGGCGATTGCCTAGAAATAATGAGCGAAATCCAAGAAAGTTCAGTCGATTTGATTTTGTGTGACTTGCCTTACGGAACAACAGATCGTCGGGGCAAAAAAGGCAGTAGGATATTTAAGTGGGATAGCCCTCTTCCTTTGGACAAACTTTGGCAGAATTACGAGAGAGTTCTGAAGCCTGAAGGGACAGTTGTATTGTTTGGCGACCAGCCATTTACAAGTTCTCTTATTATGTCGAAGGTCGATTGGTTCAAATATGAATGGATATGGAAGAAACAGCGAACCACAGGATTTCTGCTGGCTAACTACCGCCCCATGAAACAGACTGAAGATATTTTGGTTTTCTCGCAAAGAGGTGCAGCGGCGGCTTCCGCCAAAAACGACAGTAATATGCTTTATAACCCCCAAGGACTCGTTCCTAAAGTGGTGAAAAAGAAAAACAATAGGAAGCGTCTAGGAAAAGTGTTGGGAGTTGAGAAGTTTATCGGTTCTGGAAACAAACTTTTGGGAGAGTCAGAATACGAACAGAAGTGGACTAACTATCCGGCAGAAATACTAGAGTTTCCTGCGGAGAAAAATACAGTTCATCCAACCCAAAAGCCCGTCACGCTTTTAGAGTATTTAATTAAAACATATTCAAACGAAGGACATACAGTTTTAGATAACTGTATGGGTGCTGGCTCCACCGGGGTCGCCGCAGTAAATACAAGTCGAAACTTTATCGGAATCGAATTGGAAAAGAAATATTATGATATTGCTACACAAAGAATTAACGATGCAATACTTAATGTCTTGTAAGGTTGACAAAGTATTATATTATATGAAGCAGTAGGTTTGACCCACATAGGATAACTTATCTACAGTCTCAAGACGGCACGAATAAATAGGACTTCAGACCATCCACCTGAAACAACCCTCAGTAGTCGTATGGATAAGCGTTAAACATTTAATAATAGAAACTTAAACTTTAATAAAGGATTGAAAATCATGTCTATCACATTGACTGGAATTAGTAATGATATTCTCTCCACGACTATTTTTGAGATTGAGGATGAGGTCAGCGAGGCGCTCTTTGAGACGACTCCTTTCCTCAGTATCTCCAAGAAACTTGGTAAGATCCGCACCTTCGATGGCGGCTACAAGTTGGTTGTTCCTGTGGAAACGCAAGAGCACTCGCAGTTAACGGTTCTCTCAAGCGGTTGGGAAGCACTGGACCTTAGTGTCCGTGATGCTACCCAGCAGGCTGAGTATGACTGGATGCGTCTGGCGATGCCTGTTCTTATTTCAGGTCGTGAAGAGGCTGAGAACTCTGGCGAGCGTGCCATTATTGACCTTGCTGAGGTCCGATATAAAAACGCACTGTCTGCGCTGATGCGTAAGATTAACCAACAGATTGTTGGTAACACTGTGACCGACCTTGCTACGCTTGGTACGATTAACGGTAACACGGCTGGACAAGGCGTGTCGACTGGCTTCCTTGAGGATGCTGCTCCTGCTTCGCAGGGCAACACGATGGGTGGTCTTTCCCACGGTCTTGCTGTTGGTCTCCAGAACCAGTTCGCCAATGCGGGGAACGACTTCTCGGCTAACGGTATTGGTGCCATGTATGAGTTGGAAGCCAAGGCTTCTACGCTTATGCCTGCCGACGGTGACGGTGGTCGTTTCCACCTGACCCTTGCTTCGCCCAACGGGTATGTCAACTATCGTCAAGCGCTGTTTGCGCAAGAGCGTTATGTTGATGCGAAGACTCTTGATGCCTCTGGTGTTCAGAGCCTTCAGTTCTCGTCTGGCGTGATCATGCCTGAGCGAGCGATGGATGTCGCTGCTGGTGCTGGCTCTGCTGGTTCCAACACGATGGCCATGCTTAACCTTGACGCTATCTACCTGCACGTTCATGGAGACGCTGACTTTAAGTTCACCGGCTTCGAGGACATCTCAGGTTATGATGGACGTTATGGTCGCATCTTGTTCATGGGTGGTCTGTGTGCTTCACATCTTGGCTCAAGCGCATTGCTTGTAAACGGGGAGACATTCTAATGGCTACTTCATCTATGATTCAATACCTTGATGCTCCGGGTACGGATGTTGGTCCTTCCAACCGTCGTGTGACTGAGCGCTTCTTCGCCACTGGTGCTATTGCTATCGGTGACTTCGTTGCGTTTCAGGTTGCTGACGTATCCGTCACTGGGTCTGACCGGGTTGTTAAAATCCAGAAGTCAAACTCTGGTGGTGCTGGTTCCAAAGTTGCGATCGGTGTTATGATCGGTCATGACGGAACGGGTACAGACGCTGCTGCTGATGACCTCTGCGAAGTTGTTATCAAAGGCTACGCCGAAGGCGCTAACGTTGCTGATGCAGCGGGTGCTGGTGTGGCGGTGGTTCCTTCGGGGACTGCTGGTCGATGCCAAGCGGCTGGTACTAATGATTTAGTTCCTCCGGTGGCGCAGACCCTTGAGGCTCCTGCGAGTGACAAGGCTGACGTGTTTGTGTTTGGTATCTTCAGTTAATATATAATGCCCTCCTTTGAGGGCCTTCCCCCCCTAGTCTGGCTCGTTCTGGGCTAGGGGGTTTTTTACGAGGCGGGGTATATGAACAGACAACAAATAAGAAATAAGATTTTACAACAAAGCGAGTATGCTCCTGATGATTCAGTTGCTACTGGTTATATTAACTATGTTAACAGTGCAATCCAAGATGCGTATATGGAGATATGGAATCGCCGCGCCTACGAGTTTAATGAAAAACAATTAGAGATTCCAATCTTCACAGAACTTAACTACAATACAATAGAGACTACAGCAGGTGGCAGACACAGTAGCCTAGGGGTTACAGATAGATCAACAACCGCTACCTTTACAGCACAGGGAAGTAAGCCTGCTATCTTTGTCGAGGGTAATCATATAGATCCTCTTATGTCAAAGACTAACCCATACCACATCGGTATGTATCCTCTTATCCTACAGGATGGGAACAATAGAAACTATGCATTAGGTAAGTCACATGATGGCAAGGTGTTTACCTTAGGGCAAGACTGGAGAGGAACTTCAGCAGAGGCAACAACTACTACAACTAACTGGACTGTTGCCAAGCAAGACTATGTTCTTCCCCAAGATCTGATTGAGATTATGGACATCACATTCAGAGACAGTACAATAACGAATGCTTCGAGACAAGGTAAAACATATTCTGTTCCACCACGTATGGATGTAGATGCTAACCTTAGACTTAATCAGACAGCAGCCAAGCCTAACTATTATGTTCCACTTAACTTTGGTAATACAGAACCACTGGAATGGTTGCAAGGAGTTACTATAGGTTCAGGCGGTAGCCTTGTCGCGACCAAGGAGTATGCTGTAGGCGTTTCTACCTATGACTTCGAAACAGGTATCGAGTCTGCTATCCTCGTCGCTGCTAGTGGCCTTACAGGCAACACAAAGATAACCTACCAATGGCAGCCAGCAACAGAGATTAACGCAGAAGAGTGGGCTAACAAAGCACCAATCATTTATCTTGGTATCAAAGAATCAGATGGTGCTTATGTATTCTATCCTTCATTCGACAATGGCTCACAGTCAGATAAGTTCTGGACCTTGGTAGATGCAGCAGGCAACCCAGTCCGCCATGACCTACCTCTTCGTAAGCCATCTGGCTCTGTTGCGAGAGACATAACAACTGAACAAAAGTTTCGTCCTCGGTATGCACATCACGGAGGAACACAAAAGGTTATTCGTTTCTACCCAAGACCTACCGGAGGAGACAAGACATATACCTCTACAGACTATGAGAACGAGGACAATAGAAACTTAAACTACTTTACACTTAGATACATATACAAACCACAAGAACTAAGAAAGGACTCTGATGTACCTGCAATCCCAGAGAACTTTCATATGATCATAGTAGAGTTAGTACTGCAACAGATCTACATGAGGTTTGCCAACCCAACCCTTTCATCCTTACACGAGAAGAAGTATGTAGACTTACTACGCAGACTAGACAGTAGGTATGCAACCAATATGGATTCGGTTGTACAACGTGGCCAATCACAAAGGTTTGGTTCAATCTTCAGCCGTGCTCGATTCCCTAGATACACAGTAACTTACACCAGTTAAGGATAACAATAGATGTCCAAAGTAGATAGAACATTTGAGCAGCCTAACCTTATCGGTATAGAAAGAAGGCTGAGGGCACAAAATCAAAACTCTGCTTGGGTTGCAGAGAACTGGCGTTATGATCCCAGACTAATGGCATTCATTAACGACAGAGGATGGGTACCTTACAATGAAGAACTGAATGTCACAGCAACATCAAACTTTGTAGAAGGTGAAGTAGTCTGGTCAGTATACGCATGGGAAAAGAACGGAGGGTCAGAAAGATATATAATCTACGAAACCCCTACAGCAATCAAGTATATTAAGAACCAGAACAACGTAGGAACGATACTCACGAAGCCATTGGAAGTACAGCAAGAGTATGGAATTAATAATAGATCGCTAACAGACCCAGGCATACAGTATATCGACGCTGGCAACTACGTTATCATATTTAACATCCCCGGCAACAGGGCATTAAAGTTCTTTAACAGAGATAGGATAGAACCATTTGGCTATGTTGTCCAACCTCCTCCTCCCACGCCTATCACACCGTCAAGAGTTTCTATGGGCAAGGTTGATGACACTACATATACTTGGGCATTCACTACTACTGATGAAGATACAGGCACATACTCAGTAGGTATATGGGGATACGGTAACTCTGCTGGTATGGATCCGGGAGCACAGTTCGGTGACTTGACTGATGATGCTAAGGGTTCTGCTATACAAACAAACTTACTTCATAACCTTAAGTGCTCATACAAATATAAGATTGCATATGTAAGCGACACTGGTAGTGAGAGCCCTGCAAGTGAGGGTAGTAAACTTATTAGTTGGTTAGGGCAGATGGATGGCGATGGTGGTGATGATGCTAACGAAGAAACGTTTAACCTATCCTCATCGCGCTTCTTCTTGCCTATCACCAACATACCCATAGGTCCAGAGGGAACGCTTACCCGTAGGATATACAGAACAAAGAACTTAAATCTGTTTAGCATAGACCCAGCGTCAGCCCCAGCAGAAGAAACCTTTTACTTTGTTGATGAGATACCCAACAACTGCGAGACCTTCTACCTTGACATGGCATCAGATGTTAACCTAGCATCAGAGATGCCTACGATTAATGAGACAGGTACCATGCCTGTTGATACTAAGTTCGCAACTCTATGGGGAAACAAACTTGTTCTTGCTGGGGGTATAGACTCTACTGCTGTATATTATTCTGAGTCTGGTAGGTTTGAGCAGTTCGGCAATGACAACTATTATAACATCTCTGGCTATGGGGTAGGGGATATCACGGGCCTCTTCCCATCAGCCAACATATTATATATCTTTGCTAGGCGGGGCATCTTTGCTTTGATCCCAGATGAGCAAGGTGGCTTCTATCTTACTACGATATCAGATAGCATAGGTTGCATAGCACATAAGAGTATTCAGTTCGTACCGGGAACAGGCGTTGTCTTCCTAGGACAGAATGGTTTCTATGCAATCTCTGGCAACCCACAGTATGACCAAGTTAAAATACTTTCTATCTCTGATGGGCTTGGCGGATACCTAGACAATACAAACTTAATCAACTGTCAGATAGCAGCATCTACCTATAACGCTAAGGACCAAGAGTATTGGTGTAGCCTACCCACAGATGGCTTTAACGACCCTATGACGGGCTTTGTATATCATGCCCCTATCAAGACATGGACCATTAGGCAAGAGGTACCAGCGACCTCCTTCACACAGTTGCCAGAAGGCTTTACTTTATTTGGTTCCAACTACGAGACAACCATTGCTAACCTTACTGGGTATGAGGACAATGCTATTAACTATGCAGTCAACAACGGATTGCAGTTATGGTGTGGACGACCAACATGGGGAATAAAGGTTACAGGGTCAGCAGAAGATCCTACCTATGCAGAGCGCAAGCCACCCAACACTAGGTTTGCTACAGCATGGCTAGACTTTGGCGATGATGATTATAAAAAAGAAGTTCTCTCTGTAGAGTTTGATTACCTTGAGACTGGTGGTCAGGCTAAGCCACAACTCAATTGCTTTATTGATTACGATAGATATCCAATCGAGTATAGCGCAGGTACTGTAGCTACTATGATAAGGAATCCAGAGAGACAACCTTACGGTACCTTTTATCTTACACAGACACAGGCAGGGTCAGCCACCTTTGACAAGGCCAATGCTGCTGGACCTACAAGGATGCTTACTGTACGCTATGATGTAGCACCACTACACGCTGTGTCCTTCCAGTTCCAGATAGAGACCACGACCACCAACGCTGCTAGCCTAGTGTTAGATGAGAAGGGTGATAGTATTACACCTGCTCTTAACTTGGGCATGAAGGTCTGTGTGCTAGGATATAAAGTTAACTATAGATACAAGGGTGAGTTGAAGACCTATCAGGCTAAGTTTAATCAGATGGCTAACAGTCGCGGAGGAACATACTAATGAAGATCATACCCGGTCAGCAATGGGGTGAGGGTGAGGCTATCACAGGTACAGGCCTCAATGCGCAGACACAAGAGAATATTAATATCATCAACGGTGGATTGCAGCATACCGAGTTGCCCGATCAATCGATAGACTATACTGCTGTGTCTATGAATCCTATGAGCAAGTATTATACTCTTGTTGATTCGACCACAGATCAAACCTTTACGCAGAATGATATGCTTGCTGGTAAAGCATCAGTTGCTTCAGGCACACTAACTGGTGTTAAAGAAGGCTTCCTTCGTGGGTCGCTTACACTGGTAGTAGATAACATAGGAGCATGGACAACTCCCAATGGCAACGAAGCCAACCAGCTAAAGAACTATTATAATATAGAACTGTACATAGCAGGACGAAAGGTTGCCGATACAAACTATATTGGTAAAGGGTACAACACGACGACCATCCCCTTCTTCACACCAATCGTAAGTGGAAGCCCAGTGTTTAATGTTATCATTAAGCCACACGGTTTTAGATGGGCAGGACAGGATACAAGTTTCTTTACTGTAAAGTCTGCATATGCATGGGCTAGGAACATCTATAGATGATGGAGGTTAATCAATGGCTAAGGTAGAAGGCGTAACAGTATTTGATAAGGACTATGATCTCGTTGAGACTACAGACCTTAACACTACTATGCAAAAGTTTGAGGATGCGTTAGGTGCGAATGACATAGATAAAACAAATGTTATGGAAGGCGGTATCATACGACACAACCTAGCACTACCTAACACTGCATTCACTACAGGCCACCAGATTCAGCAGTCAAAACCAATCAGCGGCATCTTGCATATTAATACAAATGATGGTGATATATGGAACATCTCTAACACTTACAACAACAGCAACGCATCATCCTTTACTACTATAGCAACATCTGGTGGGGTGACATCAGAACAATTGTTTAATGGCAACACGGGCTTCTCCCTTAAGCAGTTCGATGTGATGCGTGCTAACTTTAGTATAGCTATCTTCTGCCAAGTAGGGTCAAGTGTTACAGCAGCGGCTGATGATATCATTTCTATTAAGATGCAGTATGCTACAACCAACGATGGGTCGGGTACACTGGGAGGCTATACAGATTTTGTTACTGCGGGTGAGGTTCAGTTCGGTGGTGTATCAAATATAGTTTCCGATCAGAACGCTGCTAGGTCAATAACTGCACAGCATTATGTTACAGCCAACTGGTCAGGTATTAAGATCTTGGGAGCAGATGATATTATATATGGTACCAGAATGGTTATCAAGTGTGATGCAGATGCAGTAGCAATATTAAGTGGATGGCGCAGCAGCATGACAGTAGACCGTAGGTCGGGGAGTTCTTAAGATGGCATTTACTAGAGTTAAAACTTGGTCTGATGACGAAGACTTTACAGCAACCTCGCAAGAGGCAAACTTTAAGAAGTTAAGATCAGAGGTTAACCGTGGCTTAGCATCGGGTGATATCTATGTTAACAATACACGAGGTACGACCAACCGATACTTTGGACCTAAAGAACTAAAGAAACTAGAAGTATCTAAGACTGGTCCATCTAAGTTTGACATCATGGCTGTTGGTTGTTCAGGTACAACTGCTGCTGTGTGTAATGACTTTAGTTTAATAAACGGTGAGTCGTGGGATGCGGGTGATCCATTTGATTTAGGATTCCCAATAGCAACTTCTTATAATGGTGTGATGACTGACATATCTCATCCTCGCATTGCAGAGAAGAGTTCTGGTACTGCAAGTGGATATCTTACTGGCGAGATGATTACTTGCTTACCAAAGACAGGTGTATCTTTTTATCTAGAGAAGTCAGCAGACTGCATCGTAGAGTTCTGGTACCAGCCAGCATTCATACCAGACTCTATCCATAACAGTGCATCTGCCGGACAGTCTGGTGGTGCTGGTAGTTATATAGATGCCTTTGCTATGTATCGTGCAGAAGCAGACACCTCTTGGACAATCGAGAGAGCGATGGGAATAAGAATGAGATCTAATGGCTACCGTAAGGCTTGGCTACAACACACCTCATTCCACCTAATTAAAGAAAACTTGCAACCCGGATGGCATCACTTATGTCTGGGAGCAGTATCAGATTATCAAATAGCAATCACAGGAACAACGGGTGTCATTGTCGAATCAGTACAGTCATCAACATAATAGACAAATCTTTTATTATATAGGAGTCAAGGTATGACCGGAGTAGAAATAGCAGCAATAGTAACAGCAATCGCAGCAACAGCAGTGTCTGCTGGTACGCAGGTAGCCGCTACACAGAAGACTAAGAAAGCAATTGATAAGCGTATAGCAGAACTTAAAGCAACGCCGGGTCTGTCTCGTGAGCAGCGATTAGAGTTAGAGGCTGCTGGCCTTGGTGCTGTACAGGCAGGACAGAGAGAACTTTATTCTCGTATGGCTGACTTCTATACAGGTGGTCAAGTGTCGGGTGGTGATATCCTTAGGGTCCAGAAGCAAGCAGGTGAGCAAGCTAGAAAGAGCCAGATGGACATAGGAAAAATGATTGCTGGTGTTGAGGCTGCTACCATGGCAGAGAAGCGTAGAGCCAGAGAGGGGTATGAGCAAGCAGGTATAGAGGCAGGAGCACAGGCTACAGCGGCTATTGGTGGGGCTGCTGCTGCTGGTCTGGGGGCGATTGGCGAAGGGCTAGGTGCTGTTAGTCTAGACCAACAAAGAAAAGCATATGATGCTGAGCGGGATAAGTTGGCTGGAGAGTTTGGTGTGGTGAGTACAGCGCCCCGCTTGGAGTTGGCTGCCCTAAGAGATAAAGTTGCCGAAGGTCAAACGCTCAACTTCATCGAGGAAGAAAGACTAAAAGATCTTCAAACATTATTGGGGGGTAACTGATGCCTACAGTAGCAGAAATAATCGCAATGGATATGCAGAGCAACGAAGCAAACTATATGCGTATCTATGAAAGTGTGCTCAAGGATGAGTATGCAAAACTTCCTAGCGCAGCAAAGGTTAATCTTCTTAACCGCAAACTGCGTAGGCTAGCAGATGCGAAGTCAACACTAGACTCTCTTGTTAGAGATCAGATCCAAGCAGATGCTAGGGTTGCATTACAACTACAAAAAGATTCTGCTGCTGCTGCTAGACAGAACGCTGACCTTACATCAAGGGCTGCTGTCGCTGGTGCTAAGGAAGTAGCACGCAAGGGTGATGACTTTGATGCTATGATAAGAAAGGCTACGGTCGAGGGCAGGGGCAGGGTAATGTCCGATGCTCTTATTGATCCTACACGAGGTACTGCTACAGGCACATCAGTAGTAGATTCTACCACTACGGCCAGAGAAGGAGTGAAAGACGATATAGATAAGGCTATGAAAGAAGCCTACTCTTCTGGTGTTGGTGAAACCCTCAACGAAGTCCAGAGACTTGCTGGCCTAGAGAATGCATACAAGGCTGCTAAAGATTCTTTTATTGCTAAGTACCCCGGTAAGGTAACACCCCAAGATGTGGCCTTGGCTATGACAGAAGCCTTTGGCTTTGAGCCGGGTGTTGCTCGCTTGCTGATGTCTGATGACGGGGTAGGAGAACTTCTTGCTGTTGAAAGAGGTAGAGCAACTACTACTGATATTGCTGCACCACAGGTTGGTGTGGCTGGGGTGCCTACTGTTCCCGGCCAGAAGACCTATGCTGATTATGTTGCTGAGTATCCAGAACTATCTCAACAGATTGCAGCACTTGAGGCAGACCTTGCCACAGAAGAAGAAGAATTGTTTGGTGATATATCCGTCCTTTCTCCAGAAGATATCGAGCGTAAGGCAGCAGATATATATACTAGACTGTATGGTAGCAGACAAAATATTAATAGAGGCGATAGGTTGCGGGACCTACAGGAAACGATCACCAGCGACCTTATAAGGCTTGACCGTCAACAAAGATCTGGTGTTATCCAAGCCATGCCTATTACAGGCAGAGAGAAGCGTGTTCTTATTAAACTGCTAGACAAGCCTGCCCGTGCTACTGGTCGAGATATAGAACAAGTAACAGAACTTCTTGACCAAGCCTTGGAGCGCTCGGTCGACCTAACTCCTAAAGTTGTAAGGGAACTTCTACCAGAGAATATAACTAAGGGCCCTCTTGGTAAAGAAAGAGTAACGTTTACTGGCGGTAAGACCAGAGACATCGATGATGTTACTCTTGATGACCTTGTACAGTTTTATGTTGAGACTGATCCTGACATCGATAGACAGCAAGCAATCGAGATGTATCAAGAACTTGATTCTAATATGCAGACTCTAAAAGAGATTGCCGGAAGGAACCCCGGTAATGCGCAGAACCTTGCTGGTCAATTGGCAAGAAGTTTAAGGGAAGGTGCTGGTCTGCCTGTGGATGAACCCACCGAAGCCCCTGTTACCCCAGAGACAGCAGATATTATATTGGGTGCGGATAGGGTAGAAGAGGATGACATCATGGCAACCATAAATAAATCTCCTGCTCCTTCAGCAACCACTGCTCCAGAGGGTACGGTGCCTCCAGTAGGAGATGATGTAGGAGGCTCTCTAGCAGCCCTAGAAGCCACGCAAGCACCTGCCCCTACCGCTACCATACCTCAAGGCGCAACTCCTGCTGTACCTACCTTAGCGCCAACGACAGAGGAGATAGTAGAAGATATTAGTTTTGCTCCTATTGCTTCTGATGACCCGGATGATACTACTGACCTTCTTGGAGATGAAGAAGAAATACTTGCTCCTGACATTAGTGCTGAACTTGCAGCGATGGGGGCTGCTGATACTTCACTACCTTCTGTTGCAGAGGAGAAGCAAGCCAAGCGTAATGAGACAGTTGCTCTTGCTGGTATGACAGCAGCAGAAATCTTTAAGGGCATAGCCGATAAGACAGCAACAGGGCTTGACCTTGCCAAGATTGCATATGACTCCTATGGTCCTGTGAAGTTGGCTGGCACTGGTATTGAGCAGACTGCATCCTTAACCAATGATCAGTTGGAGCAAATCTATAAACTTGCTGATGCTGATGATCAAAGCGCGGACAACATTAAAGCAGCACTAAGAAATATTGTTGGGCAAGAGACCTATGATACCAAGCGACAGTCGCAAGACTTGTCTACCCATGTGTATCAGACCCTATATAACTTGCGCACCGGGCAGATTAATACAACGCTAGAATAAGGAGCAGTTGCTTATGGACCCCAGAGAACTAGAGTTCCGTGGCTTTGCGGACGAGGATGACTACAACTCTTTACTAGAAGAAGTAAGTATCCTTAACCAAGCCACTGGTGTGTTGTCGACAGAAGACTTAGACGCCATCAAGACAAGTGCTGCTAAGCCAGCCATTATAGAATTGCTTGGTGAACTAAAAACTGCTGACGACCCTAGGCGAGAAAGAGCAACTGATATACCTTTAGTCCCAGAGTTTATAGAGGATGCACCTATCCCATTCACAGGTGGTAGGTCATTAGAAGATTTTAGACGGGGTGCCTTAGAGGCTACCGAGAAGCGTGTGATGAGGTCTGGTGTGGAGTTGCCCCCACCTGCTGTCAAGGTGTTCCCTACCGAAGAGCAGTTGATGGAGGAGGCTGTTGTAAGGCCAGAGGATGAGCCTGCTCCCTTTGCTCCCGACCTTGACATACAACAAAAAACATTAGATGATCAAGCAAGAGAGATGCGTCGTGTCATCGAGGAGGATGTTACTCCCGGTGGTGCTAAAGAATCTGTTCTTATTGGTCCGCTATACGAAGGCACGAGATCTTTAGTTGAGGCTACTGGCGTACCTGTGCTTGCCCCTATGGCAAGAGGTATGGGAAAACAAATACTTACAGAGTCTCCCGCAGAAGAGAAAGCAATGCAAGACTACTTGCATTCTTCATACTATGACCAAGCAAGAACCGAATACATTCAGTACTTAGATGGTCTTGATCCTGATGAGAAAAGAATAGAATGGCAGCCTTTCTTGCTCAAGTATGCTGGTGATGTACCATTAAAAGATTGGTTAAACAATGCTCTGACCGAGATGGAGGAAGGCAGAACTGTTGAGTCTGATACCTCCCAGATAATGCGTGGGTTGATGGCACCTATCTCTGCTGCGTATGGTGTGATAGAAGGTACTGCTGCACTTGCTGGTATGGGTGATGCCCGTCCCTTTGCGCAGGCTATAGAACAAAGAGTAGTAGAGGGCGGGGGATCTGCCACAGCGTTTGAGGAAGCAGCCAGATACATGGCAGAGACGGCAGGCTTCTCCGAGACAGCAGAAGAATTCTTTGGTAATGCTGCTTGGTATACAGGCTTTGGTGTAGACTTTATTATTCCTATTGACCTAGGGATAGTGGGTGATGCTGGTAGATTAGTTAAGACCGGTGCTCGTATGGGGCAGGATGTTGGTGGTGTGTCTGCTAAGGCAGCCTTGTCCGCTAAGGATAGAGCACGGGTATGGGCTAGTCAAATAACTATTGCTCGTGGTGCTGCGCAGATACTAGAGGGTGGCACACTAGGCAAGGTAAAGACTGGTATTGTTAATCCGCTTGACCCTCGTGTATCGGCCATCTCTAAAGTATATATGTCAGAGGACGCTGTCAATGCAGTAGAAGATCTACTAAGAGCACAGGAAGCAGCAGGTCCAACACGAGTAGAGAATATAACCCCAGAACATTTGGCTGAGGGTAGAGCAGTTAAGTATACCGAGGACATTACTGAACCCATTGTCAAGATGTATGACCCTGATGTCAGACACTTCACTCGCATCCTTGATCGTACCAGAGACTTAGGCATACCTACCAAGGTTGCAGACTTTAATAAACTGGTTGAGGATGGGATAGCAAATGCAATCGTGTTCGAGACAGGCCCTGTTGTAGAAAAGTTAAAGGCAGCAAAGGAGAGTCTGGCTAAGGGAACATTACCAGAACTTAGCCGAGAAGCCAACCTAGCCCTTGCTAGAGGAATCCTAAGAGAACAAGCGCAACTGACCTTGGCTAAGTCTATGGAAGCAGCCAGCAGGGCTGCTGGTGGATTGGATCAACTGCGGGTTGGCTCACTGTTTATAGAAAGAACTACTCTTGAGCAGGTTATTAAACAACTTGACGAGAGCCCGATAGGCAAACTTAATAAACATTACATCGATGAGATTACAAAGAAACTTGAGGCAGGCGAGGAAGTATCTAACAATACCGGTACCGAGATACCCCAGTCTTTGCTTGGAGAAGTACAGGCATATGTTAAGAACCTAGAACAGTTTGGTCAGACACCTGCAAGACGACGACTGCAAGACCTTGGCCTTACACAGATTAGACAGGATGTCAGTGGCGAACAGATTAATATTATTAGAGAAGCAGCACTGATGGAGTTTGCCACTAGGCTCCCCGGTACAGAGACTGCTGTTGGTAAAGCACTAACTGCCCAGACACTAAGAACTAAAGGTGGTGTATCAGCAAGGCTTGAGGCAGCGTCTATTGAGGAGTTGTTTGCTCCGGAGGCTATCCGCCTAGGCCCATTGGCAAGAGGGCTTAGAGAGGGCACGAGGGCTGTCTCAGAGGCTATGTTTGGTCCGACAAGAGTATACAATCCTATCACCAGAGAGTACATCGATACAATTAAAAATAGGTTTGGTGCCATACAAGAGTCTTACAACTCTCGCGTTATGCGCAACAGAGCACAAGGCTCTACACCATCTGAGGCATTTGGTAAGACTGTAGCCGATGTGTATGCTGGAAGAATAGAAGATCTGTTTGATGATTACATTTCTATTATGTTTGGCGGACACGAGACAATCTCCCAGACCCTACAGACTACTGGCAGAACCATTGAACTTAGTAAGATCTCCTTGCCTGTACATAAGATTAAATCTCTTATTGCCGAGTTGGGTGAGGAGCCTAACAGTTTCCTTAACAAAGGTAAGCGGGCTTTCGCTAAGTTGATTGCAGACGGTAAGTATGACGAAGCATATCAGGTTCTTGTTAGCATACATAAGACTATGCAAGGTCGCCCATTGGGAGACTTTATTGAGATGGGTGCTGATCGTTTCATAGGTGCAAACGGTGCGGGTAAGTTCCTGCAAGAGTTAAGCCGTGAAGTTCCGATCTATTCTTTTAAGGACCACACACAACTTTTGATTGCTAACTTTATAGCAAGAGAACAAGCCAACATAGTTAAGCAGACAGCGGAGGAGTTCAGAAGGCTTGACCCCTTCCTGTTCCCAACGCAACAGTTTGTTGCTAGGTTTATTACTACAGACAGTAAGCATCGTGGTGTTATCTTTGCTGATGAGATGCGCAGGTCTCGACGCACAATGAGGTTTGGTAGTCCTACTGAAGAAGAACTAAAGCGCTTGTATGAAGCCTCTATGGCAGATGCTATTGATGCAGCCACTGGTGTGGATGTAACTGATAGGATGTCGCCAATCATCCAAGACATTGCTGATGCTATGGTTCAGCGTAGTGGTTCCGCATTAGACGCAACTGAAGAGATTAAACATGCACTAGGCCTTGCCTATGGTAAAGCAGCACATCGTAGTGGCTACACTGTACCAACACCGGGTGAGAGGTATATTAAAAATCTGGGTTCCTCGGTTGGTCGCAACCTGTCAGAGGAAGAATATAAAGTTATTATGGAATCCTCCCGCAGGATGTTTGAGAAAGCAAGGAAGCCTACAGGTCCGGGTCTGGTTCCTGCTGGTCCTGCCGAAGCACTTATGGATATCCCAATTGCTTTCGAAGGCATCACATCCAAGGTGGCGCTTATCAAGGCTACAGACATAGAAGGTTTGAGTGAGGTCCTAGAGAATATTAAACTGATTAGCCCTATGGGTACAGCACCCAGTAAGTTTAACCTTTCCGATGACACGCTTGAGTTTATGGAAGAGTTGATTGGTCATGCTGAAAAGATTAAAGTCGATCCTGCTCCCGGTGTGCAGAGACTGGCTAAGATAATCGGTGATACACTCTCGCCTGCTAAGAACCTTGAGGCTGGTGCTAACATAGCCAAGACTGGTGTGTTGTCAGGTGTTACTCCTATTGCCAACATTAACTTCTTAATGGCTAATGCTCTAACCGCACCTGCAATCATTGACTCTACAGTTGGTGGTCGATACGCTATGTCAGTATTTAATATTGATGTTGTCGATGTAATGAAGCAGGTCTATGGTATGAGACTGATGGGACAGAAGATATCAGATAGAGTTTTGTTTACGCATCCAGTAACAAGAGAGCCTATCACTACCTCTATGATTGCGGATCTGGTTGTGGATAACTCTATTACTAAGTCTCAGGCACGAGCAGAGATCTCTTCTAACATCTTAGAAAGTATGCTTCGCTACTCTGGGCAACTGGCTGATGGAACTTCAGTTGGCTTTATTAAAGATCAGATGAGAAGGAACTGGAACCCTGCAAGAGAAATGAACCTAACCACACAACTTGGTAATGGAACTGATGTTGCCTTTAGAGTTGGCGTGCTTGTCAAGGCTCTTAAAGAAGGTAAGTCTAAGCAAGAGGCTATCCGTCTGGCAAGAGAAGCACTGTTTGATTACGGTGGGCTTAGCAACTTTGAAAAGAAATACATTGCCAAGGTCGCTTGGTTCTATACCTTCCAGCGTCAGGCAATCAAGACTGTGCTTAAGACTATGGTTAACAATCCTACCAGAGCAAAGAACGCTGCTAAACTAGCACAGAACATTGGCGGCTATGATGACAAACAGTTCTACCCAGACAGCAGAGATTACTTAAACTCTCGTGCTCGCTTGGCTATCATTGACGACAAAGAAAACCAGAGACGCTACAGCCTGTATGGTCCATCTATCCCATACATCTCCGCTATGGATGATATCATTAACTATCTTTCCTTTATCCCTCTGATGGCTAAAGCACCTGATGCTCCCTTGGAAGCAGCAGAGACCATTGGCCTTGAGCTTGCTTCGAAGGCTTCTCCTCTCTACAGGTTTGCTGCTGCTATTATGTTTGGCAAAGAGATTAAGTTTGGTGAGGCCAGAACCTTTGGCACCTATCTGGATCCTAGAATGGTCTGGTACCTGTCTCGCAATGCTGAACTGTGGGAAGCCTATACCTCAGTAGTTAACCTTGAGCCTGTCCCACAGGACGAGGCACGCTATGGTTCTACTACCTATGCTGGTGTGCAATGGCGTATACCTTATGATGACATGGCCAGCCGTCGTGCTCACTATGCGTTCATGGAAGCAGCGCTTGGTATAGGATTAAAAAGAACTATCATGGACTACGGTGGCATTGCTGCTACCGAAGAGTCTATGCCCGGTGAAGTACCCGGTAGTCGCTTGGCTCTGCAAGAAGACTGGCAAGAATGGCTTCGCTCTATGGGCGTCATCACAGCGGTTGATGAACCCTTGCCAGATGAGATACCACTTCGTACCAGAGAGCAACGAATTAGATCATTAAGGGAACTTAAATAAATGACATTCGATTCAACATTAACAATCAAAGATGTGCTGGTAGTCGGCGGAGTGGTGGTCACTATGGCTATCTTTTATGCAACTACAGGCCACAGACTGGTAGCCTTAGAAGCCAAAGCCGCCACAGTAGATGACAACCACGAGACCCTTATCCGTATAGAATCAGACATCAAATATATTATTGAGCGTGTTGAGGATATCGATGAGGACATCAAGGAGATTCGTAACGATGCCAAAGAAAACTAATAAGAAAGCAATGAAGTGCAACAAGCCCCGTCGTATTAAGGAGGGTGAAGCAGGTCATGGCAAGAAAAAGAAAGTAGTTAAAGGTTGCCAAGGGGGCAAAGAAAAGATCGTCAAGTATGGTGATGCCAATATGAAGATCAGGAAAAACAACCCTAAGGCACGCAAGTCCTTTAGAGCACGGCATCAGTGCGATAAGAAGAAAGATAAAACTAGCGCAGGATACTGGTCCTGCAAGGAGTGGTAACAATGTATAAGAAGACTAAGCCTAAGAAGACAGTCAAGAAGGTCAGCCCTTTCAAGAAGACCAAGAAGAAGTCAAAGAAGTATTAAGGAGATAACCAATGCCTAAGAAGAAGAAAGGGCTTTGGGATAACATCCGTGCCAAGAAGGCTCGTGGTGGGAAATCAAACCCTAAGAGTAAGTCTTACCAGAAGGCCAAGAAGGCTGGACAGAAGATTAATCGTATGGCTAAGAAAAAGAAATAGCCTAGTGACAAAACATTTAATATATGAGGAGAGATCAATATGCCTACCGTTAGAGCAGTAGAACTGCCATCGCTATCAACATCGTCCACAGCACCTTCATCTGTTGGGACATCATTTTCGACATCAAAGGTTTTAACCTTTGCAGTACCCAAGGCAGCAACTGATGCTGCTTTAAACTTTCATTACCTGTACGTTAAGTGCAGTTCCATATCCAGCACCACAAAGATTACTATGTACATCTGTTCGGATGCAGCGGGAGATGAGATCATCATCCCTGAATCTGAGGCTGATATTACTACTGGTACCACCACTGCTTCTAAGGGCACTGCTGGTTGGGCTATAGGAGTTCCCGGTAGTGGAGAGGCTACCACGCTTTTTGCCTTCATCAAGGGTGATGCTGGCACCTTTACGGCTGCGTCTGCGTATCTTACGTATGATGCACACGCTTAAGGAGAACTTTAACAATGGCTATCAAAAATGTATTTGGTCCTAAAGACACATCTCAGTGGCTGGAACTACGCCCCTCGACCGCTGATTCCAGTGCTGACCCGAATAGCGTGCTTGCTTCTGGTGTTACTTATAATAGCGATGACGGGTGGGTTATTAGTCTTGCGGGTTCTAAGGCTCAAACCGTCGCCTCCGCTGGAGCAGTCTTCTGTTGGCGTCCACGAACTAAGAGTGGATCCATCGTCCTTCTAGCAGCGGCTAAGCAACAGAACTATGACATTGAGTTTAGGATCCAAACTACCACTGCTACTACAGAGAATCATGTAAACATAGGATTGGGGTTGACTGATGGTGATGCAGATAACTTTGGTGACAGCGGTCACAATATGGAGTTGGGTGGAATGGTATTTGACTCTGCGTCTTCTGGTCCAAAGGCAGCGATCTTTACAAGAACCGCAACCTCAACAGGCTCGGATACAGGAGAGCACACCAACTACCAGATGTGGATGAAGCCACAGTTTCAGATTGCTAACGGTTCAACGGTACTTAAATCAATCACTCGCATTGTTCAGATCCAAGATCCGGGTGACTCGTATGAGTTCGAGGACAATAATAAATCTAATGCTTCAGCAATTCAACTTGCGCCAGACACTGGAGATGATAACTATAACCAGATTGCTTTGGCTGTGTTTACAGATAACGCGGCAACTGCAACTATCAAGGCCAAGGTCTACTACAGATTGATTCCTAACGGCACTACAGTAACAGCATAAGGAGAATGTTATGAGAGTATTGTTTATATTAGATGCGTTTGATCCAGCACTAGCAGCAAGCCGACTGGCAGAGTTTGATGTTGAAGGTACCCTGTGGGGTAAATCTTTAACTGCTTCTTGTGAGTTCCATGTAGATGGAGCGAGAGTAATGTTTCTAGGACCCGAAGGAACGTATGGTAACCTAGAGTGGATTGACTGGGAGGAAGGCTGGAGCCGCTTTGTAGTGTGTGTAGAAGAGACATATGATAAGTGTGTGGATGATGTTGATGAACTCTGGGATGGTGAAGCCTCCAGACTGAGAGCATTCTGATGGCTAAGGCTTTACTCGATAAGGGATTAGAAAAGATCTTGTCTCGTAAGTTGCTTGTATGGGCAACCGCTACTGGTCTGGCAGCAGCAGGCTATCTAACCTCAGGTGATTGGGTCACCATCAGCGCACTGTACATTGGCGGTCAGTCTGTCATTGATGCGATTGTAGAACTTAAGGGAGCGTAAGTATGAGTCTTTGGGATCAGTTTCTGGATAAGATCTTTGGTGATGACGAGGAAGAAGAACTTCCAGAGGGCTATAGCACAGACCCAGAATCCGGTGCGGTCAGAGTTGTTTTCCAGCGACCAGATGACGAAGGACCAAATCTCGAAGTCTTACCAGAGGATGAGGAAGGACCTGTTTTTGATTCTCCCTTTATGATACCAGCAACATCAGCATACGATACTTTTATTGAGGGTACTGTTTTGGGCACAGGCGGTGATGATGTGCTTCTACCGTTATCACCATTGACGAACTTCCTAAACCAAGAGATCGAGCCGGAAGAACCTATGACGCCACAGGAACTGGAAACCTTCCGTGAGCAAAGAGCAGCGCATCAAGGACCTCGCACAATACCTGACGCTGGTTCTGGTGCATACCCAGAGATTCCCTTGTTTAGACAAGTGGCTGATCATACAGCAATGTTTGCTGCACACATCCCCAGACTAGATCCAGAGAAGTCTAGATTAATTGCTGAACTTCAGATGGTAGGTGAGCAAGCATCTTACTTAGGTCGGGAGGAAGATCCGGGCATAATGCTACGCCAAGGTGCGGCTGGCTTGGATCCTAGATCACCTAATCTTTCAGATGACGAGTTTGATGCTATGCCCAGAACTGCTCCTAGAATATCCGAGCCGCTCATACAAGATCTAAGAGATGCAGCGCGGGGTTTAGATGCTACCACACCGGAAGGTAAAAGAGAGTTAAGAAGGCGTCTAGAGGCGCTGGGACTGTTCACGCCCTATACACCTAGAGATCCGCTCTTCGGTGCCGTCGGTGCTACACAGACAGAAGGACGATCAATCGGAGACGCTTTAGATTATATGAGTAGGAATCCAGATGACTCAGCGGTACTACAAGCATTCTTTATAGACCGTGGTTTAAATATGGGCGATCTCCAGACAGATGAAGGGCGAAACAGTCTTACTGATGAAATAACCTACAGACTTAATACTGACCCCGATCCTGCTTTCCAAGGTGCTGTCAATGCAATGTATTTGTTTTACAGAAGAAACTTCGCACCGCAGGCTGACCTTGACATCGTTAGTCCCGGAGCGCGGGGGCGTATCGCAGACTACATAATCCGCGTTCAGTCACCGGCGGAGGATGAGAGAGTGGATTACAGAGGGCGAGTGATTGGACACTTAGAGGAGTTTTACCCTAACATACCCGAATAATAAATGTCAACTTGAATTACCGTTCAGTTTATTGTATACTACTTATTGTGTAGATATTAGAAATCTACATATAGGAGACCATATGATGAGCAAAAGAAAGTACGGTAGCAAGACTATGAGACCTGTGAGGCAAACATATTCAGATAAACTAGAGCAGGCCGAGACATATCAAGAAGTTGTAAACTTAGAGATGTATGATTATGTTAGGTATATCTCTGCTAATGACAGTTGGCTTAACTCTTTCCCTAGTCCCGAAGCCACATACATTGAAAGAGAAGACAGTCATAAAAGATATAATAATCTCTTGGATGAGATAGAAGGTTTGCTTACAGAGAAAGAGATGAGAGTATTCTTAGCGATTGCAGAGGACGATGCTTCCCTTCGCTACGTTGCAGGCTTAGAGAACTGCTCACATGAATCTGTTCGCAAGTGCTATGCAAAGGCACTAAAGAAGTTGCGAGGAAACATTAAGGTTGAGCACTTACAATAAAGATCATAAGAAGTATCATAAGAAAAACAAAGAGAGAAGAAACCTCGAACGTGTCGCACGCAGGGCAGTCACAGGGGGGAACATCGAACGCTACCTACAAAGGTTAATGAACAGGTGTTCCCCCCCTTCTCTTGAGGAAGTATTGACAAATCTTCCTATTAATAGCGAACCAGAAGATTAGCCTTCTCCCATAGAGATTTCCTAGAATACCTTTATGGAAAAAGAATAACACCGGATGGAACAATGGCACGAAGAAAGAAAATAACAAAGGGCCTCAAGGCTCTTGAAAGTGGTGATATAGCAGAAGCAGTTAGATGTTTGATATACGATGTCACATCTAAGTTTGCCGAGGATGACTTTAAAGGGTTCAAGCCTCAAGACCTAATCTCACTACTTGTTTTATATCGTGGTCTAACGGTGGTAGGTGAGGATGGTTCTTCTCCAGTCGATGAGTGGCTGGTCTCTGTAAAGAAGAAGGACCCCAATGTCGAACCTAAGTGACATTATACTAGACCCACATGAGTTCATCCCGCGTCTTAAGATTAAAGATAAGAACGCGAAGTTGAAAACCTTTGGCCACGTTATCAATCCAGAGCAAGTTAGATTGCTTGAGGCATTAGAAAATAACAAAAGGGTTGCTGTTGTTAAGGCACGGCAACTTGGTTCGTCTACCCTTTGTAGGTCCTACTTCTTTTGGCGGGCTTACTGTGCATCAGATCCTTTAAAGTTTGCTGTTATGTCTAACAAGTTGCGTTCTGCTACAGAGTTGCTTGACATAGACAAGAGATTTCTTAATACGCTTCCTAAGCCCCTTAGACGGGCTTCTACTATTAAGAGGGATGAGATAACCTTCGAAGCCACAGGAGCCTCTCTAGGTGCCTTCTCGGCACAGTCAGACGCTACGGACAGAGGGTATACATTTAACGGTGCGCATCTATCAGAGTTTGCCTTCTATGATAAGGCTGATGAAGTATTAGCATCCTTGCTAGCATCTGCTAATGATGCCAACGTTGTAATAGAAAGTACCCCCAACTACTGGGGTGATGCTCTACACCAGATTGCAATGGACGCACAGTATAATGATTCATGGGAAGTGATCATGATGCCTTGGTTTACCTTTCCAGATTACAGGAAGGAACTACCAAAAGGCGGGTTGACATTTTATTCTAATGAAGAAACGCTACAGAATCTGTACAATCTTACTGATGAGCAGATCTATTGGCGACGGTGTAAACTTGAAGAAATCAAATCAGAAAGTCTCTTCCGCCGAGAGTACCCGGCAACCTTGGAAGAGGCATATAGTCTTGATGATCAGAACTTCTTTAGTCATGAAGATCTGGATCCTTTGGAAGTTATTAATGTACAAAATAAACTACGGGTTGTTCTTCAACCCTATAATGATCGGAATCGTTACAGTGTGGGTTTTGATCCTGCATCCGGTGTCGGAAGAGATTTCTCGGTTGCTTACGTTCTAGACAAGATTTCGTATAGCCCAGTAGCAATCATCAGTTCCAATCAATTATCTATTAAGGCATTCAGCGAAGAGGTTATCCAAATCGCTAGAGCCTACAGGGCACCAGTGACTTTTGAACTTAACAACCACGGGGCAGCAGTTAAAGAAATCTTTGATGGGTTTGGTTTCTCTAACTACTCTCCGTTTACTACCACGCAGAAGAGTAAGATTAAACTTTATGATATGTTTAAGTCTTCGATACAAGAAAGAATTATAGAGAACATAGATTCCATTACATTCAGCGAGATGAGAAACCTCGTGATTGATGACAAGGGTAGGGCACCACACCACCCTGATGGAAACAACTACCACGATGATCGGTGTATTGCTTATGCTCTGGCACTACGTGGTTTACAAAGTGTACAGACACCGAAGAGTGATTGGGACAGAATGGTACTTAAGAAGCGTCCCGCTAAGCACAAACCTATTACGACCGCACATCCATTAAAATCATCTAGGAGATTTAGATAATGAAAGCCTCAGACATATCACAGATTATCATAGCGCACCGGAACTATTGGGATCAGCGCAAGCACGCTATGGAAGCATACACCAGAGCCTATCGCTCTGAGATGTTTCGTGAGCAGAAGACAGCAAAGGGTGGAGTGGTCACTGTTGAGACTGCTGACGCCTATGGGTTTGTAGAAAGCTTTATTGCTTCTCTATTTGCCAAGGCTCCAGCCGTAGCGGTGGGGGGGGATCCACAGGGCATTGGGGAGCCCGATACAGTAGAGATGGTGCTTAACCGTTTCCTGTATGAGAAAGCAGAGATGCTTGAGACTGGATTGCGGTATGCTCTTATCTATCCTTGCTCGTTCTTTAAACTTGGTTTGATGGAAAAGGAACTGGCAATGGACAGCATCGACATCAAAGCGGTGCATCCTTGGGATGTTATAATTGATATGGATGCTAACAACTGGGAGTCGATGCGCTTCTGTGGGCATCGATACTATCTTCCAGCCAAGCAAGCCAAGGAACGTTTTGGTAACAAAAGGTTCAAGGCATCCATCAAGCATGACTATCTTAACGAGTTCAATCAGGTTCTTGATTCGTCTGACAGATCTTATCTCTTATCTAATGGTGGTAAGATTGAGGACATCGAAGATAGTCTTCTTCAGTATGTTGAGATCTACGAACTGTATGACCTTATCAATGACGAGTTAATCTTTTATTCTCCCAACTACGACAGCAAGGATGGTGTGATTGAGAAGGCTCCACAGATTCCTTTCCGTAAGGCCGATGGTACTCCCTCTGCTCCTATTGCTCCTATGTATCTCGCATA